ATCTAGCAAAGAAGCATATGTTGCCTGTGCCAATCATTGAGTTTGGTGTGGATGACATCATCAGGTCAGACATCTGCGCCCAATGGGTTAAGGTGTTTATGAAGGAGAAACTGTGACAACTCAAAAAAGGTATTGGACATCCCTTATGGAACAAGATTGGAGTGAAGCCCCGATGATAACCCCAATGACAAAAGAGGAACGACAACGATCCAAAGAACGTGACAATGTAAACAACCCTGCACACTATGGTACAGGTGCTATTGAATGCATTGAGTATATCAAAGACTTCCTGACAGACGAGGAACTAACAGGATACTACCGTGGGAATGTAGCTAAGTATCTACACCGATGGCGATACAAGAATGGTGTCGAGGACTTGAAGAAAGCCCGATGGTACCTAGAAGCACTAATACAACAACAGGAGCGTAAATGACCGTAATCGAAGGTATCCTGCTGATTAGTCTACTGGCAAATGCATATTGCCTACGTAAGATTACAAAAGCAGAGGCCGACATAGAAATGCTGTATGAAGGTACAGCTATGTGCATGAACAAACTAGGTCTATCAGAAGAGTAGACACAAAAAAAGCCCCCTAGGAATTAACCTAGGGGGTTCTTTAGTATCTGGGGGTTAGTATTCTACTCTTCTTCGTCGGAATAGTTTAATTATTCCCCTACCTATCTCTGAGGGGCTAGGAGCAAGCCACCCAAGCACCAAAAGAATTAGTAGTAGGGGGTCTAGTTCTGATATGTTTGTCACACTGTTGTCCTGTTGTACGTTCTCTACGGGACCTTCTGGTCTTAGGACAGGCTTAACTGACCTATCGACGTTTGTCGTGACACCTTGGTAGTTCTCTTGTCCTACCTGTGTGTTAGCAGCTACGTTAGTCCCACCAGTGGGAATTAGGCTAGTTAATCCACAACTAGATAATAATAGGGTCAGGAGTATCCATCTCATTTGCTCATAGCCACTTTGTTACCCATAGGCTTACCAGCCATATAAGCTGTAGCACCCATGTAAGCTGCAACGACACCAGTCTGTGCTATGTAGAATAAACCTAGTAGATCAGCTAAAGCAGATACACGTGAGTCTGACATGATAGGTGTGAATAGAAATATCGTAAAGATAATCATCATACCCATAGCTACCCAAGCCATAAACTTCTGTGACTCAGCTTTTTCTTCACGTAACTCTACTTCAAGCATACGCTCTTTCATAGCTATTTCTTCTAGTGTGACTTTACCGTCACCATCAACATCGAAGTCAACTACCATCTAATCTCTCCGCTATTCGTCGGCTACTAGTGATGATAACAATCTTACCACCCTTATCGTATACTATATACTTATTTCCGACTCTCTTAATCATCTCATTGTGTAAACTAAGAAACCTAACCCTACAAAGAATATAAACAAAATAAAACCAGTAAGTGTCCAAGTGATTATGGCCTCTTGTAATTCAGCTTTGCGATATTCATGCTCTTTCTTTTGTTTACGTATCTTTGCTTCTGTAGCCACTAATTCATCCCATGCTGATGGACCATAAACAAAACTTATATAACTGCGTAATTCTTCACGCATGGCCTCTGCCTTACGCTTTGCATTCCAAACAGCCATAGCCTCTTGTTCTACATCACTACCTAAAGACTTCCACCAAGGTGGGTTGTTGACTTTCTTTTCTGCCTGACCTAAGTCTGACATAGCAGAAGCCCATTGGTTTAGTTGACCGCCCATTTCTTGTAGGTCCTTGCCTACAGCAAAACCCTTCTTTAAGGCATTAAAGGCGACTGTAGCACCACTGATAATCGTAACTGGGTCCATTGTATTCTCCTACTTTGCAAATGCGTCATTTAGGAGAATGATCTCAAGTTTCTGTACCTGTAAGGTTAGTTCATGTGTTGTCTTTATGTTCCAACCTAACAAACCTATAAGTGCTGCAAAAAGAACACCGACTAATGCTTTATTATCCATTTTACCTATCTCGCAGTGATTGCTCTATACTGTCGAGTTTAAGGAATATTGCTTTAATGGTTTCTTTCATCTCTTTCATTTCCCTGTCATAGGAAACTTTAGATGACTCTAGTTGTGATTTAAGTACGGCTATTTCTGTTTCGTGTTTAGTACATCGGGTAAACAAGTGCCATACGACGATTATAACAGGTGCAACAAGCCACTGCATAATAAGGTCAACCATCTCGTACATAACTAACCTATTCTACTGGGTAGGAGTTCCAAGACAACTCAAAGTGTGGTCCATCAGGAAAATTCTTCCAGTCTGCACCACACGTGATCTCTATGTCTAACTCTTCTGCTGCTGCTTTCATTGCGTCTACGATAGGGTAAAAGTATTCCCAGTCCCACGACACAGGATAAGGCACTAAGTCTACTGCATGTCCTGTCAGATGCCGTGAGTTCATAGTGGTTGACTTACCTGTCTTCACTAGTTCTCGTTGACGATTGATGTGTCGTATACCTTCAAGCACAGAGAAGTCTTGTTCAGACAACTCAATCGCCCGTGATACTACTGCTACCATATCGGGGTGAACACCCGACAGCTTTTGTTTACTTCGTGTTCCTAATTGGTATCCCATAATATCCTCTTATGATGGTTGTGTAGGCCAAGTTGGATTGGCAGGGTCTGTTGTATTGGCAGGTAGGTCACGTAAGGCTTGGCGATACGTGGCCCACTCTGTTTGATTTACTGGTGCATCTGGTACTTGTGTCCAATCGCATTGAGCTAAAATCTGATCTCTCTTTACCCTTAACTTAAACCATGCCTCAGTTTCTTCAATAGTATCTATTTCAGGTTGAGGTTTTAGTTGTATAACACCTGATACAACTTCGTATTTATACAACTCTGATAAGTCATACGTACAAGGTAAATACCCATAACCGCTTGGGGCTGTTGGAGTACCGCTTGCGTCTACTAAAGATATGATCTTTCCAGATACTTCTTCATAAAAAACGTACATACTTACCTCTTTAATAGGGTTACAAGTGCTTTTAATCTTGTAACCTTTAAGCTACCAGAAGCGATAACATAACTTAGACCTAAAGTATGACTGCCAGAAGTAGAAATAATGTTCTTGGCTTGCGCCGTAGTTGAAAACCTTAATGCGTCATAGTTAGCATAGTCATCATCACTACTATTTACAAAGATTGCGACGACTGATCCATCAACAGTAAGTGCTAAACTGTAGTTAATGCCAGTACCTGAGCCGTATAAATTACATGCACCAGATATAAAAACAAACTGACTTGCTTCTGTTGTAGTAAAACTACCAATGGTTTGCGATCCGCTACTTGTCAAGTTTAGTACGCTGGATGTTGGAGTTATAGCTTCTTGGTCTGTAATTGCCCGTGAAACAACATTAGCTGTAGCTACACCACTAGTACCCGTTGCAATTTTACTGCCAGTAACACCAGCGTCTTTAATGATAAGATTACCAGAGCCATCACTATCTAGTGTAACATTGTCGATCTGAACTTGGTTAGCTGTCAGTGTACCACGAATAAATGCAGCACCAAACTCTGCTGTATCATTGGAGCGATTAATTTGCCAACCTTGAACACCTGTCTGAAAGTTGTCACTTTGGATAGTCGCAGTAACCTGAATGACATTAGTAAGAGTTCCAAAGCTAACAGATACAACACCTGTTACCCCATCTTTTGTTGCTGTAAAAGTAGTAGACCACTCATAAACACTAGTGTTAGTTATTTCCACTGATGGTGGGGTTTGCGAATAGTTAGAACTAAGTCCAGTCAACTGACCAGTTGAAAAGTTAAAACCTGTTGCACTGGGCGCAGAGGGTTGTCCTGACTGTAATATCTGGTAGTACACACGACCTGTCGCTACAGTATCACCATCATCACCATCAACACCTACACCATCCTCACCATCCTGTGGATCAGCTTCTGTTGTAACTGGTCCTGTACCAGCAGAAAATCCAGAGGGATTACCTGTAAAGTCTAGTGCCTTTAGGAAGTAGTATCTAGTAGTACTTTCTGGTAGACCACCATGCACAAATTCTGTTGCAGCAGTTGATCCCAACAAAGTAGCACCAGACGTTGTGTTGCTAGTGTTTACATAAACCTGAACTTCTTTGAAGTCATTGTCAGTTGGGTTCACCCAAGATATAAAGTTAGACCTGTATCCCCCAGAACCACTTACACCAGTAGGTGCAGAGGGTGCTGTAGTATCCGCTGCAATAGTTACAGTCGTCGTAGAAATATCAGACTGTATGCCTAGTCTGTTACGAGAACTAATACGTAGGTCGTATGTTTCCCCTACCTCAACACCAGTAATCCTAGAATAGAGGTTAGTGGTTACCAACGACTGATAATCTGTTTCACCAGTACGTTTCCATTCTAGTACATAGTCGTTTACATAAGCATCATCAGTGACAGTCCAAGCTACCTCTGCATTAGCGATTGTAGTACCGTCAGGTTGAATGATAACCTCTGTAGTAGGTGTACCATCAAAAGTCGGCTGAGGTGCATAGTTGTACCTAGGCAGTGTCGTATTGTTAGTTGAGAAGACACTAGCTTCTGCATTCCAGTCGTATGCGGCTTCTGAGTTCTCTTTTAGTGTCAGGTCAACCTCTAGGGCAGCACCATCACCATAAGCAAACTTCCACGATACAACCTCAAAGACTTTCTCATTCCAACCCATGCGTGAGTTAGTTAGCTTAATATTGTCTCCAACTCTAGCTTGGAATGCTTTAAGGCCAAACCTAGCACTAACAACAATTTGTTCCCTAGTTCTAAATAGGGTTTGTTTAGCTATACGTTGGGCTTGAAGTAAGTCAGTAGTAAATGGCAGTGGAAGTTCTAGTGTATTTCTTACTCCACCATCCTCTGTTTCTAGGACAGAAGATGTTACCATTGGGTAATCTGTAGGTATAAAGTCTATAAGACCTGTTGTACTAGGGTCAGTAAAATCATACTCAGCAGATACTTTACCTGTAACAGAGTTGTATAGATCACGACGAGATGTCTTTGTGTCTATAGACATAGGGCCACGTAGATCACCCTCGTCAAACACAGGGCTGATAGGTGTACGATACTCACCTACACGTAGAACCCACTTACCTTGAGCATAGAATAAAGAACCTGCACAAGACGAAAGCATGGCAGGTATAATCTCTTGAGGTGCCATGTCCCGTGTAAATACGCCATTTAGATTATAGCGATCATTTATCCAAACGTCTTGACCTTGTGAGTATTCTGTAACTTGTTCTTCACAGATGTCAGCTTCGTCAGCCCATTCTACATCATCAATTTCATCATAGCCAACATTGAGGCCATGCTCTTGAGTTAGGTAGTCTAGAATACATAACGCAGGGTTATTGCTATATTCCCAAGTGGACTCAGTAGTCTTTCTGTGTGTGGATACTCCAAGACTTGCATCATAAGCGTCAGATGTGCTATCTTTACGAGGGTCATATATCTTACGTCCTTTTACGATAGCGTTGATTGTAGGGATACCGTTGGTAAATACGTCCTTATTGTAGTAAAAAAGAGTTTGTAAAAACGATAAACCGTTGCCAGTAAAGTCAGTTGAGTTTACATCTGTTGAGTTGTCTGTCTTGCTATAAAATAATTGGTTCAATGCAGTGGTGTTGTTTGATCCATTACCTTTAAATACAGCAACCTTTGATGATGTGCCATCTTTCCAGTCTGGGTGGTCAATGAACCCCCCATAAACAGACCCACTTCCCACATTAGCTTTATCAACACGTGTGTCGTTGACATAAATGTCTTCAATCTCTTCGACAGGGTGACCCGCAATACAGATGATTTGCATCAAAGTACTGCTATCATCAACACTTTCGATGTAAGTAACAGCACCGCCGACACGGGTACGACCGTAGATCACCTGCTTAGGTGAGTCTGGCTGTAGTCGGTTGCTTAGGTCTGGGCTAGTAGGTGTAGGAACATCAGGAGTTAACTGCTTCAAGGCCCACATAGTGCCAGCAGTGTAGATAGCGTAAGCTGCAACTGTGGCGTAGGTAATTGTTGTACCTGCAATTACTGTACCCAAGGTAGGGAAAGCAGCAGTAAGACCTTGAGCAATAATCGTAGGCATCCTACGTAACTGGTAGTTAGGACTTAGGAACGTAGTACCTCTTGCCCATGCGCCAAATTCATCTCTCATTTTTCACCCCATGCAAACTGTATTTCGTCTGTTGGTATAAATTGTAATTCTCTAGTCCCTACGAAAACGGAACTATCACCTAGGCATATACCAAGGGCAACTCTTGTAGTGTTGTTTAATGACCACTTAGATGTACCGACTAAATTACCATAAGCTACTTGTGATGTAGGCACTCTGTTTAGCTTCTCGTCTAATGCTTCATGTAGTTCGTTGTAGCCAAACTCTTGTTGCATCTCTTCTCTGGACAGAGGTCTATACCTTTCATTGTAGTACCTGTCGTACCACTCGTCAGCATATCCCTTACCAGTCATCTTACGCCAAGCTACATTGGTGAATACAAAACAGTCATGTACACCCCAAGAGAACCTATTATATCTATTCTGGTCTATCCAAGTTGTCAGGTTGTGTTTCCAGTCGGGTAACATTTACTTCCATTCTACTCGTTTATCTTGAATGTCTGTTAAGAAGTCAAAGAACTTATCACCTGAGTTACCGCTGATACTCTGATGACTTGCTTTAGTGTATCTGGCAACCCTTGGTCGTTCTAGGTCAATTAGTCTGCTTTCCACATTAAGTGAAACGTCAACAGTATCTGCTGATTCATTAATGGTCATAACATCCATGTAACCTGAGAATACTTCTGCCATGTTAGCCACACCTACAATACCTAGGTATAACTTAGCTTCACGACCTTGGTAGTTCTCAGACAGGGCAGCAGATAGAATACTACTGTTAAGGCCGTTTAACGACAAGCTAAGACCTTGTGCTGATAGATCAAGAGCCTCTGAGGGTTCACCTATCTGTAGCAGGTTACCGACACCAATATAAGTATTTGTCGATCCATTCTCAGGTGTAAGGGACTTACTGCCAATACCCGTCCATAGATATACGGGAGTAGAAAATTGTAGTTCTAAGGCATGGAATAACTCAACTTCACCCTCAGTGAGTTTAGCAACCATACCTGTCGGTAAAGTACGGCTCATATTGCTTCTATTGCTCCAAATGTTATACCATAGAAACTGGCATCGTTGACAGACCAGTTGGTGTCACTACTAGCTAGACGAAACTGACCTTGTGGTGCAGATAGGTCCACATTTAAGTTAGTATATGAATCTCTAAGTGCTGGCCATATTTCCATACTTGATGGACTGCTTGTCCCAACGTAGTCTACTAAAATTTTGTGTAGTCGGTATTTACCGCCTGATACTATCCCAAAGTAGTCACCAGCTTTTAGAGTTCTACCACTAGTTACAGTAGCGTTAATAGTACGATCACCAGTACCCCCAGTAATTGTCATACCTGTAGCTGTACCCCTTGGTTCAGCCGCTGTGGGATCGCTAAGTCTAAAGGTACCATATTGACCTCTTAGGCTCATCAGGAAGGCTATCCATTGCTCTGCGTCATCACGTTTCATAGGTGGTAAAGATACATCAGCAGTCCACATCTCACCAGCATGAGCATGTACTTGCCCTTCAAATGTAAATGGGGACTGACTGTATGCTACTGCATTGACTGCATGTAACTCAATAGAGGCTATACCTGTATGTGTCGGTAAGTTTAGTGGGTAAGTAATAGCCATTATGCAAAGTTCCTTCCATACGAACCGCCTCGACGTTTAGCATCAGCAACGGCTGCTTTAGATGCTTCTGCAATCTGTGGCATCAAGGACTTGATCTCAGTACGTACAGTTTGTTGTACACCAGTAGATACGTTGATGTTCTGTACGACAGTAACTCCACCGCCACCTTCGACACCAAGTTTACCATCAGGTCCACGTTTCAGTGGCATGATGGCCTCTGGTCCAGCTTCACCCATAAGTCCCATGCCGTTAGCCATTGGGAATACAGTAGGGCCATTTACGACACCACCATTAGCGAAAGCTGTAAGACGACCACGTGACATAACACCACCGTCTGCCAGAATAGATTTTAAGAATGATACTGCTGGGTCAATAGCCATCTCTTGGTAAAGTTGCTTGAGTACACTTGCCATGAAGGACTTAAAGGCTTCATCAGCTTTAGCTGTACCATCTACAACACTCATTAACATGTCACCGAAAGCATCACCTATTTGGTCGATCCTGACTTGTTGCTTGTCTCGCTCTTCATTTAACTTATAGTAAGCCTCTGCCTCTTTAATGAGTTGATCAATACGTTTATCACTCATGTTGACATCTTGACTCTTTAAGTCAAACAGTATCTCTTCCTTACGGCGTTCTTCTTCGGTAAGGTCCAGCAGTTTAGTCTGATGTCGTACTTGCTTGAGCATATCACCTACGACATCAGGTGGGGGTTTAACAGCAGGTGCATAAATGGATTTACCACTTTCACCAAAAATAGGTTTCTTACCTGATACTGTACTTCTACCACCA